TGTAAATGCGGAAGGATAACAACCGATTTCGTTTGGGAATCACAACTAAACGATAATAAAGTTAAATGCTTCCAATGTGCTAAAACTTTAGGAATAGAAAGCCTAAAAAAGACACCACAAGCTGTTTCAATACGAACACCAACAAAAAACCGATAATATGGAAATTCAAAAAATAATAGCTATTGCTATTTTAGTTTGCTTAAACTTAATTCCCTACATAATTTATCAAATAATTACATTAAAAGAAGTTGACTATTCTTCTACTTCAGTTAAAGGAATAAAACTATGAACATAAGTCAAATAAAACCCAACCCAAACAATCCTAGAGTTTGCCGTGATGCAAAATTTAAACTATTGGTAAAGTCAATTCAAGATTTCCCACAAATGCTTGAGTTAAGACCTATTGTCATTGATGAAAACAATATGGTATTAGGCGGTAATATGCGTTTAAAGGCTTGTATTGAAGCTGGACTCACAGATGTACCAGTTAAACAAGCTGCCGACCTAACCGAAGAACAAAAGAAAGAATTTATTGTAAAAGATAACGTTGGTTACGGAGAATGGGATTGGGACGATTTAGCTAATAATTGGGATGAGCAACTATTAACCGAATGGGGATTAGATATACCAAATTTTCAAGTAGAACCAAGTTTAGATGAATTAATAGGTGAAGGAAAAGAAAATCCACCAACTATGAAAATAACATTTGAAAATGTTGACCATTTACAAGAAGCAGAAAATGATATAAGGGAATTAATTGATAGAAAATATAAAGGAGCATTTTTTTCAGTATCAGCAGGTAATATATGAGATTAGAAATAGCATCTAAAAAAGCAATTCAATACGCTTGTATTAATTTTCATTATTCTAAAGTTTGCCCAGCACAATCTTTAGGATATTCTGTTTTTAATGATAAAAATGAATGGTGTGGCGTAATACTTTTTGGGGGTGGGGCAGGAGCATATATGGGTAGACCTTTTGGACTTTTTTATGGGCAATACTTAGAATTAACAAGAATGGCTTTAAATGGTAAACAAGAAAGCACTTCAAAAGCTATGAGTATAGCTATTAAATTAATTAAAAAATCAAACCCAACAGTCAAACTTCTTATTTCTTATGCTGATAAAGGTCAAGAGCATATTGGAACTATATATCAAGCTACTAATTGGTATTTTGTTGAAGATATTGAAAGTAGCGGAGAAGAAGTTTTTTATAAAGGTAAATGGTCACATAATAGAACACCATCATCAAAATTATCAATAGAAGAATATAGAAAATTAGAAAAGCGTAAAAAAGCAGGGAAATATAAATATATTTATCCTTTACATAATTCAATGTTACCTTTGTGTAATAAATTAAAAAAGGTTTATCCTAAAAAGCGGTTGTAGCATAAAAGTAATGCGTTTGACAATCCAGTCAAAAGAAGGCAGGGCAGTACTGACCTTACCGCTCAAATAATTAGAAAAAGATTAGAGAATGGCAAACGAACAAAACTTAATACCAGCTAAAAAGGGGGAAGTAAGAAACCCAAACGGAAGGGGTAAAGGAGTTCCTAATAGCAAGACAAGGCTTTTGCGTTTGTTGGAGTTGGTTACAAAGGTGCGTAATCCTGTTACAGGTGAAGATGAAGAATTTACAATAGCAGAGCAACTTGATATGCAGATTATAGCTAAGGCAAGAAAAGGCGACCTTAAAGCATACGAGATACTATTAGACCGATTAGAAGGAAAACCAAAACAAACAACAGATATTACCGCAGACATAAAAGGGAATGTCCAAATAAACATTGAACCTGATGCAGATTGTCAACCAATTAAAGATTAAGGCTACTCCTGTATTTTACGCAAACAAAAAGGCTTACGAACAAGGTTATCCTGTAATATGCAATGAAGGTGGCAGCCGTTCAAGTAAATCTTACTCAATAGTTCAGTTATTAATCACAATAGCCTTATCCAAACCAAAGACAAGGATTTCCCTAGTATCGCATTCGCTTCCGCACGTTAAACGTGGCATATACCGAGACTTCAAAGGTATAATGGAGCAATGGAATATTTGGGATGAAAACGACTTCAAATACACCGATTTTATTTACACGTTTAAAAATGGTTCTTACATTGAATTGTTTGGATTGGAAGACCCTGACAAAGCAAAAGGACCAGCAAGGGATATTCTATTCATTAACGAGGCTAACCTTATTAGCAAAGCATTATATGACCAGTTAATTATTAGAACAACTGGACAAGTTTTTCTTGATTGGAATCCTGCCGACTTCGTTTCTTGGGTTTACGACATAGCCGATGACCCATTAAACAAACGCATACATTCAACCTATCTTAACAACATATCAAACCTATCCGACACCCAAATAAAAAACATTGAGCAATACAAAGACCTACCTGATGACTTTATGTGGAAGGTTTATGGATTGGGCGAAAGGGGTGCAGCAAAAGAACTAATTTACACCCAATGGAAGCAATATAGCGAAACACCCAACGGAGACACATTCTATGGACTTGACTTCGGTTATGTACACCCAGCAGCACTCATAAAGGTTACGCATTACGAAGGGCAAAACTATTTTGAGGAAATTATTTATCAAAGCAGTCTTACATTATCCGACCTATCAAGATTGATAAAAGAAAAAGTGCCTGAACGTGCCACGATTTACGCAGATGCAGCCGAACCTAAATCCATTGAAGAATTGTACCGACAAGGGTTTAACATTAAACCAGCACAAAAAGATGTTTGGGCAGGGATAATGCAAATGAAATCGTTTCCTATAAACATTCATCACAGTAGTCAAAACCTAAAACGAGAAATACAATCCTACAAATGGAAGAAGGATAAAAACGATAACGTAATAGAAGAACCAGTCAAAGCAAATGATGATGCTTTGGATGCAGCACGTTACGCAATATTCACGCATTTATCCAAACCCAAATTTCAAGTAAGTGTATTTTAGCGTAAATTGTATAACTTTGTTTAAATTCTAATAATATGGCAATTTGGGATTTCTTTACAAAAAAGAAACTAAACACTCTTTTACCTAACTATCCACTTGGTTCACAAGTAGCAATACAAAACGGCATAGTAACTTGGCAAGGACAAGATGCCCAAGCATTCGTAAATGATGGTTACGTTAAAAATGATATCGTTTATTCAATTGTTAAACTAATAACCGACAAAGCAAAACTTGCTCCATTCCACGTTTACAAAGTAACGGATGAAGTTTCTGCCAAACGTTATAAGTCTTTGATGAAACAACCTGATAAGATTACCAATTGGCAAGAAGTAAACGAATTACACAAGAAAGCATTTGAAATATACACTGGAGATTCAAGATTGAACGACCTATTGAAATATCCAAATGGCGAAGATACTTGGGGAGATTTAGTAGAGCAGTGGTGCGGATTTAAGTTAATTACAGGTAATTCTTTTATTTACGCTAAACTTATTGAAGCAGGTGCAAACCAAAGTAAACCATTTGAACTTTACGCTTTGCCTAGTCAGTATATGGCTATCATTGCTAACGTAAACGAGTTCCCACCTGTTAGAGCAGGTTACCAATTGTACTTTGGCGAGATGTGGACATTTGACCCTAAAGAAATATTACACGATAAGTTTTACAATCCACAATGGAATGTTACAGGGAATCAACTTTATGGGCAATCGCCATTAAGAGCAGCAGCAAGAACATTGACAAGAAGTAACGAAGCTAAAACGGCTTCAGTTGCAGCATTCCAAAATGGTGGACCAGCAGGTGTGTTATTTATGAATGATGACCGCTTTGACCCTACAAGTGGAACACAACAAGCACAAGCACTTAAAACCGCAATCAGTCAAAAAGGTGGTTCATCAAACTTTAATTCTATTGCGGTGTCAGGTTATAAGGTAGATTGGAAAGCAATTGGTTTGTCTCCTGTTGAACTTAATATTATTGAATCAGAGAAGTGGGATATGAAAGCACTTTGTAACATTTACGGAGTACCTTCACAACTATTAAACGATGCCGACAATAAAACTTACAACAATCAATTAGAAGGCGAAAAAGCATTGACATTACGTTGTGCTATTCCTTTGCTTGATGCGTTGACCGAAAACTTAAATAGAAAACTACATAGCGATTGGGGTTACAAAGGTTCTAACCTTTATGTAGGTTATGATATGAAGGTTTATCAAGAACTAGAAGCAAATAAGAGCGAACAAGCAACTTGGTTGGATAAGGCTTGGTGGATTGCACCAGCACAAAAGATGGAAATAATGGGTATTAAAGTTCCTGATTATATTCCTAGCGAGGAAATGGAAAAATTGTACGTTCCTAGCGGACTTCAACCTGTTGACCAATTCCAACCATTAAACATTCCTGACAATTTAAAACCTTAATAATGACTTTTGTTGAATTTATATCACGTTTGCACGATTCAAAACAACAATCAATTGTTTGGCATCATCAAACTACATCATACGCAGAGCATAAGGCATTGAATAACTATTACGATGAAATCCTAGAGTTAATTGATGACTTAGTTGAAAGCGTAAGCGGTGTTTATGGCAGACCACAAGGTTATTCAGTTGCAACATTACAAAACTATTCAGGACACGAGCAATTGGTTAAATACTATAAAGGTTTATATGAGTTTGTTCAAAAGGAACGCAAAACTATTTATCAAGATAGTTGGATTCAAAACAAAATAGATGAAGTTGCTCAATTGATTGCTAAAACAAGTTACCTTTTAACCTTATCATAATGAAACACATAAACAAATTCCTTGAATTAGTACAAGAATTAAAGAAAACCACTGGATTGAACAAAGCTGGTGTTAGCCACGCAAATTCATTAGTGAGTGATGGCAAAGTGTCAAAGCCTTCATCTTGGAATCCACCAAGTGCAAGTGAAGAAAACGCATACATTGAGAAAAACGGAATGGCTGCTTATGGTAAGTGGTTTTTAGGTGTTGATAGCGGTGCTGACCCTGAAACAAAACAACATTGGCATTATATCTATACTTCCGATTTTGTAAACGTAGATAGAGCAGGATTGATAGCCATTAGACAAAGAGCAGGTCAACAAGGTCAAACGGATGTTTTCAACGCAGCAGGTAAATTAATAGAAAAAATTGATGCCTAATGATTTGGCAAGATTATAGAAAACTATATGCCAACGCATTAAAAACCTATTCGCCCAAGTTCAAAAAAGAACTGCAAAAACAGGTTGATACATATTGCCGTACCCAAAATTTAAACGCAATTAGCGATAAAGCCTTAAAAAAGACCATTCAGCGACTTCATATGGCTATGGGGGTAAAGATGGCACAAATAGTACAAAAGTCCGTTAAAAGGTCTGTAAAGGGCATTTACGAGGCATTAGAAACCAAATCTGCCGAAACCGACCTATTTGCTTACGTTATCCTTCAATATTTAGAAAGACAAGGTTTAAATCAATTGGCTGCCGACATAACCGACACTACAAAAGAGCAAATCCGTAGATTTCTTATTCAGGCTAGTGAAAAGAATTACACTATGCAAGAAACGATTGCACTTTTAAGGGTTAGCGGAATAACCGATTATCGTGCCGAACTTATCGCAAGAACTGAAACAGGAAGGGCAGCTAACATAGGTTCAATGGTTGGAACGGCATCCACAGGGTTAGTTACTATGAAGGAATGGATAAGTGCAAGGGATAACCGCACAAGAAGAATACCAAGAGACCAATTTGACCATTTA